AGGTAGCACTCCTCCATCTCAGTGGGAGTGTGCCAGCCCATCACGTGACAAACGTCATCAAAGTTCTGCAAGTCCCCGGGGTTGTTCCTCAGGGCGAACCGCATGCCCTTTACGGTGTCCTGGGACGGAGGGTCGGACTGGCTACGCAGATCCAGGTGGGCCATGAGCTTCGGCACATTGTCGAAGGTCGCCGACCACTTCCCCTCCGACTTGGAGAAGAGGTGGGATGTCATCGAGATAGGCCCATCAGGTGGAGCCTCTCCGTCTGACCCTGCCTTTGTCTTGATGCCCATGCTCGACAAGACCGCCTGGTCCACGTTGCCCACATGGCACTCATCATCTCCCACCGCGCAAGCGTCATCTGCTCCAGCCAACAAGAGTCCGAAGGACCTTATGGGGGAATTCTGTGCACTTGTCGATGGAATGCCACTTGCCGTGACTCCGAAGTGCTCGAACGCCCACAACTCACCCTTTATGACAAGGGCGTGAGTCGAATTCGTTGCGGCTTCAGCCAACATGAGCAAAGCAACGGTCGCGGTGCGCCCGTCGAACTTCGGCCACAAGCGAATCCTGCGGTAAGCGTCGAAGTAAATCGCGTCGCGGCAGACAGACAGATCCCATCCTGAAGCGTCCGCGTAGCGGATCGTACGCGTACCCTGACTCATCTTGTCAAAGGTCGCGCCGATGCGTTGGATCCCGTCATCGTGGTGTCCGATGCCAACCGCCTGGACGTGCATCAACTCTGTGGCATAATCCAAGATATCAACCTTGTTTTGCCGACGGTGCAACACGTCCTGGCAGGCGGCGTCAACCATGCTGCAGACCCAGATCAAGCGCCATCGCTTGCTCTTCTGCTTGTCCTTGCCGTGGGCCTCCATCTTGACAAATGGCTCCTCGGGATCTCTCAGACCCAGCTTCACGATGTCGCTCGCGCTGAGCCAGTGGATGTTGGAGCCTTCTGCCATTCGGAGGGCCATCCTCGCCGCGACGAGGTAAGCCAAAGTCTGCCGGTTCTCCTCGCGTTTCCAAGTCCCCTTGGGTCCTGGACGGTATCGCGATGACCAGCCTGCCGACTTGGTGTCGTCGCAATTGTCCAGGAACCTGTCGATGGCCTCCGCGAAGGAGAAATCGACGAGAGGCACCGGGGTCTGGGAGTAATTCTGGATAAACTCCTCCAGCTTCCCCTCAAACTCCCCGGACTCCCTAACTTTGTCCCAGCTGCCTGGCGTCATCTGGGCGCACTGACTAGCGTAGCTCTCAGCCACGGCGTCAGGGCCAGACGGCGGCATGATGAATCCGGCTACCGCCTCCGCAAGGTCTTTGCCGTCATCCATCTTCCGGCCAGCACACGCCGCGAGGAACTCCTGAGAGACACCTCGGACTTCTGAGGTCTTGCCTTTAGATTCCTCACAAACGCCAATCTTAACAGCTG